CCCCATACAAAACCCTTGTATTTTTCCCTTGTGCGTTTCGGGAAACAAAACAAAAAACGCTCTCCCCTCTGCGTAACGACCAAAGCGAAGCCGGACGCGAGCCGGATAGGTAAAGCGGGTTCAAGATTTAGTTCTCCCGCGTAGCCCGGAAAAGACGGATGTAAAATCATCCTTTGGTCAAATGCGCGGTTGATGTTATAATTTTGGAAACGGAGACAATCATGAAAAAGACCACAAAGAAATCAGGCAAAGGCAAACCAACAAAAGGCGGAAAGCCTTGTTAAGAATACTGCCCATGAACAAGCTTGTAGGGATGCTGAATATGCCCCGTTCGTGCATGTACACGTTCGAGCCGTCAAACGATAATCAGAGTTGTTTTGTGGCTTAGTGGTTAATGCATGGCAAATCCAGTTGGTAGACCCTGTGAATATACGCAAGAAATAGCCGATAAGCTTTGTGCCGAATTGGCTCAGGGTGTTTCACTTAGAACTGCTTGCAAGGCAGAAGATATGCCTAGCTGTGTCACTGTGTTTTCATGGATGCGCAAGTTTCCAGAATTTCTTAAACAATACGAAAAAGCAAAAGCTGAATCAGCTGATTATTTAGTTGAGGAAATGCTTGATATTGCTGACGATGGCACGAATGATTGGATGGAAAAACACAGCAAAGAGGGTGAAAATATTGGATGGCAATTAAACGGTGAGCATGTCCAGCGTTCCCGGCTAAGGCTTGATACCCGCAAGTGGGTTGCCTCGAAATTAAAAGCCAAGAAATACGGCGAGAAGCTAGAGCTTGCTGGCGACCAGAACAATCCCGTTGCAATCGCCTTGCAATCAACCGATCAAGAGATTATAAATAGATATATACTTTCCAAAGGTCTAGGAGACAAAAATGGAACCCCAAAAAGCTAAGTACGGCGAACAAATGAAAGCATGGGCGCTTGACCGCGCACTTGAAGCGCATAAGTCTAATCCGGTAACGCCTGATAAGGTATTGGAAACAGCAGAGCTATTCGTTGCGTGGGTATCGAACCCGCCCGAAGAACTGGATGAACCAACACAGGAAAGCGTTCAATGAACCGGGAGGAGTTAGCTGGCAAGAGCCGTGAAGAGCTGGTTGTAATTGCAGCCACTTTGAACATTAAGCCGCACCACAAGGCGCTGCCTGAAACCATCATCAACCAGATCATGCAGCAGCCAGTTGCGTTTGTTGCTGATGCGATGAAGCATCCAGCAGAACGTGCCGCTCCCCCGCCTGCCAAGATCAACACGCCCGATGAAGTGCGCGATGCAATTAAAAACTCTGTTAAAGATGGGTTTGAAGCGCGGTTTCTTGACGATGACCAGACATGGCATTTCCGTTGCAAGGGTGCAGAGGATTCAGGTCATATGTCCACCCCGCTGCGTACGATTGTGCAAAAGGCGCAGATTGTATCCCGTGGCAAGGTTTCGCTTAAGGGCTTCAAGGATGGCAATGAGATTGTAATGTGGGGCTAGATGCTTCACAAAAAATCAATCCATGACCTTAGGCAAATAGCGCAAAGCTTTGGTATTGCTGACCTTACAAGCAAGACATCCGTGCAGCTTATTCAGGAAATCGAACTAAAGCAGGGGGCTATGGTTGCCAAGGCAGACCCGCCGCCTCCAAGACCTGAGTATGACGCAAGGCTGATGACTAAAATTCCTGCCCGGTCGAGTGACCAAAAGACAATCAACGAAATATTATCAGAGCATATCAAGCGCGGATTGCATGTTACGTTTCCTGAACCAGAACGCTGGCGTATGCAATGGGGCAAGAGGGAAGATACAGGCACAACAAGAATGCCCCTGAGAACCGTTCTCAAGTGTGCAGAGAACATAATGCGATGACATATTCAGCAAAAGACATGGAAGTCCGTGGCCTGCGCATACAGCGTCAGAAGAACGCGCTGGTTTACAAGCATAACGGCCAAGCCATAACCAAAGACGAATGGACTGCGATTGCTGAAGCCCCTCCGCCAGAGGTCGAGGATGGCCAGTGATTACGAGGCACTGAAAGCTGTAAGCCGTACTACATTCGCAGCGTTCGGGACTAAGGGGTTTAACATCCTAGAGCCGGGAACAACGTTTGAGTACAACTGGCATTTCGATTGCATAGCTGAGCATCTCCAAGCCCAATTCGAGGGCGATAGTCAAGTCCAGCATCTGATTATTAACGAGCCTCCTAGATGCCTGAAGTCTGTGGAAGTTGCACAGTTATACCCTGCGTGGGTTATGGGGAAACAACCAAGCCACCAGTTCATAGGTGCTGCGTACGCGCACTCACTAGCTGAGCGTAACGTCATGAAGTGCCGCCAGCTTATCCAGTCTGATTTCTACCGCGATGTATTTCCCGGCACGAAAATATCAGACGACATGAATAAGAAGGATTATTTTACCACGACCATGAACGGCCAGTATAAAGGCACTGGTATCGGCGGGACAATTACTGGATTTGGCTGTTCAACGCTAGTCATCGATGACCCGCTGAACCCACGCGAAGCCGTATCAGACCAGATCAGAACCACAGCGATTAACGAAATCAGATCAACGCTTTTCTCGCGTTATAATAAATTCTCCGAAGGGCGGTTGGTTATGATTATGCAAAGATTGCACGATGCCGACCCGACAGGGGATTTGCTTAAAGATGGCGGATATTATCACTTGAAGCTTCCAGCCTATGCCACAACAAGAGTTGTTATTGATTTGCGCGGCAGGCAGTGGGTCATGGAACCGGGTGATTATCTCACGCCACGATTAGACGCAAAGGCGCTCGATAAGCTTAAGACTGACTTAGGTGAATATCATTTCTCTGGCCAGTATATGCAAGAACCCGTTCCCATCGGAGGGGGTGCGTTCAAGCCTGAATGGATAGGTAGGTACAATGCAGGCGGCATTAAGCCGAAGGAAATGAACATTGTCATCTTGGTCGATCCTTCAGGGGGAGAGGACATCAACAAGAAGAAAAAGAAATTATCGGATTGGTCAGCGTTTATGGTTGTTGGTCTTGCACCAGATGGGAATTATTATCTGCTCGATATTATCCGGGACAGATTGAACCCGACAGACAGAGTTAACACTTTGTTCATGCTGCACCGTAAATGGCTTGGCCTATCGGGTAAAAGCCCGAAGGTTGGATACGAGAAATATGGTATGATGACCGACACCCATTACATCCGGGATAAGATGGCGCAGGATGCCTACAACTTCAGTCTGGTTGAGTTAGGCGGTGCCATGTCCAAGGAAGAACGTATCATGCGCCTTGTCCCTGACATGCAGAACGGGCGCTGGTTTTTCCCGCAGACTTTGCACTACGTTGACGGCGAGGGCAGATCGTTTGACTTAGTGCATGAAATAATTCATAGTGAAATGCCAACGTTTCCACGGGCGCGATTTGATGATATGCTGGATGCGTTGAGCCGTATTTATGAACCGGAATTATTTATGGTATTTCCTAAGCCTAAAATGAGCATGAAAGAACTGGCGTTTGCGCCAGAGCCACAAGATGACGGATGGGAAAGCTTTTAATTGAAAAGTAAATCTGACATCGCTGCGCTGTTCAAGAAGCAACGGGACGCTTCGCGCAAGGGACTAGCTGACCAGCTTAACAACACCCTTGCCTGTCAAGCGTTCTATGACGGCGATGCCATGCAATACCGCGAGGTGGTTCAATTCCTTGACACGGTTGGCAAGAAAAACCGCGCCATGGTTAACTTTAACAAGGTGCAATCCAATGTTGATGCTGTTGTTGGCTTTATGGCGCAAAACCGCAGGCAGGCTAAATACATAGCCAATGTGACGGATAGCAAGGAACAGAATACTTATTCCCGAAAAATGAACGCGCTGCATACATACCACCGGGACAATACCAACGCAGACCAATTAGAGACCGACCAAGACGCAGATATGATGATTTGCGGATATGGAGCGATTGAGACCGATTTATCCTACCTTGTCGGCAATGCCACGACCCTTCCGAACGGCGAGATTATCAAGGTTAAACTAGACCCGCGCACGGTTTACTGGGATCCGGCAGCAGT